CTCTAGTATTCTCAATACACCCATGCCATTTACATCGCAGGTGTATGTGGGTAACTCAAATGAATCGGCTACAAAACTTTGTGCCGCGAGGTTGTAAATTTCATCTGGCTTGATGCGGTCAATCGTTCGCTTGACGTTCTCGTATTCACCGAGTTCAAACGGCACCATCTCTGGCGATACATTGAGATACGCGAGCCTCTCAGTCCTCGGAGATGCGCCACGTCGATATGCACCGAAGACTTCATAGCCATAGTCCGTTAATAGTCTAGCGAGGTAAGCCCCGTCCTGGCCTGTGATGCCAGTGATTAACGCCCTCATAAACAACCCGCCCAGCGGCTCATGCGTTCACCCGCAAAAGGGACACGCTACCGCCATTTACCAGTCGGTCTTTGGGGCCGATCCTCTCTCCCTTGTTTTCAAGGAAGTTACAGCCCATCCCCTCTATCGCTGGACTGTAAAAGTCATCAAGGATGATGGTTCCGCCTTGCTGAATATTCTCTGATACCCACTTAAAGTCGTTCTCGATCGTTTCGACAGAATGGCCTCCGTCAATAAAACAAAAGTCAAACGGCTCTACCTCGGTATTCCAGAGAGTCTCATTTGTATTCCCTTTGATAAGGGCGAACTTGTTAACCCCGGACTGTTCAAGGGAATGAGCAACTTCCGCCATCTCAAAGTGGTTCTTGACGTTGAACTCTTTCTCATCATCGTCAGGAGTGGCATCTTCAAACAGATCAAAGCCCGTGTAATAACAGTCACTCACGGCCATGAATTCTAAGGCTCTGCGACCGTTCCAGGTTCCAATCTCTACTACGTGATGAGGCTTCTCATCGCGCACTATCTCAAGTAGCGTCTGATAGCGGTTCATCCTTCCCTCCTGAACTTACGCGCACCTTTATCGTGTTCGACATATTTTTTTAGCGGTGAACGGGAAAACACATCCACCATTCCCTCGACTTCAGGCGTTAAGTTACGCGCCTGTAATCCCTGCCTGGCCTCATCAAAGGCAATGCAGTCAATCCAGAACTTCAGCCCAAAAATTAGGCGCTGGTCGTATAGCGCCCGGTAGCGTTCCTTGAACTTCGGGAAGTCATCGTGGTGGGTGTCAAAAATGAGAAACCCGGTCTCGGTGTAAGTGCCCTTTCTCCCCAGATATGCACAGAAGTGATCTTTAACCAGCTTCTTTAAAAATTTAGTTTGCATATCAGCGGTAAAAACACAGTCCGCATCAAACCAGGCCACGTATCGCTCACCAGACTCAAAAGCGTCTAACTGTGCATAGACCTTGTGACAGAATTTTTGAGCGTTAAAAAGATACGTTTGAGGCTCTAAGTGAGCAGTGTCTTTATAAAAAGACTCCCACCCAGGAACATCATGCAGCTTCTTCGTCTCTACCGAAGTAATCTCGTCCTCGGTATATACCCTCACGGGAAGCCCTAAGTGCGCGTTTTGCGAACTGAGCATCCTCTTCCCGTACTGGTGGAACCCTTCCTTCCCCAAACTCGTCACTAACAGCATAATAGCCAGCCCATCCCTTCTTAGCGTTTGATTCAAAGATCGTCTGAATCAGTCCCTTCCCATATGCTTTGAAGCGTGACCCCTCAAGCATCTGTACTACGTCTTGTATCTCGTTAGCCTGTGCAGCCATCGCGGGGTCTGCATAGAACGTCTTGCCTTCACATTCCAATTGCAGGATTTGTTCTGTGTCAGAACCCCACCGTTCTCCGGTGATCTTTCTTAACTGGTTGTTACCGTCGCCCTGGAGACACGAGTCAAACCCAAACAGGTGAAACGTCCTGAAGCCCATCATCCAGGCTAAGACCGTTCCCCTTGAGCCTGACGTAGAGCCACCACCAATCTGCACCTTGCCCTCAAGTAATTCGGCAGACGAAGTGGCAAGCAAATGCCAGAGGATCACTGACTGATCCTCAAGGTAATCAAACAACTCCGGGTGACACTGTGAAGCGATGAGATACGCGGGGCGATTAGGCTCACCCTTTTTTAGCTTCTTTCTGAAACACCTCACGATGTGATCTTGCGGATCTACCGCGAGTGCGGCGTGAGGAATTATCTTGTTCTGTATGAGATAGTCATGTGCGCCCTTGATAGCAAGGATGAACACACCCCTCTCTTTCATCTTTCGTATTTTCTTGATCTGACCCTTCACTGATGGCCCAGAGCCGACAATACAAATTTCTTTATCGTGCGGCGGGGATGGTCCGAACTCATCTAGGTCTCGCTCTAAAGCTGACTTGATGTGGTCTAAACGTCCCTGTGCATCAACAACGCATCGCGCTTGAATTTTCAGCGGCTGCATATTCCCTCCTGAAAGAAAGAGGGGGCCGAAGCCCCCTCCATATTGGTTACGACGAGACAGTAAGCGTTGACTTACTTACCCAGCCGTACTCACCTGACGCGATTGCGTACAATGCGGTGAGTTCACCACCAGCCGAAGCTGACGCGGTGAAAGCTGCTGCCAGTTCTACACCAGTACCAGAAGCGATTGCTTCATTGGCATAGACATAGATCAGCGTCGTGTTATCTGCGGCGGCAACCGTGGTACCCAACCGGTGAGCCGGACTTGTATCCGACCCAGAGCGTTCAATACCCACTTTGCCGTCTGTAGCGTAATTAGCCATAACGATCTCCTATTAGGTATATACAACGCCTTGCAAAAAGCGGTTAGAACAACAGAGGTTGCCTGCAAACAGAATGGGGACAACCAATGCGTCCTGATTGACCGGCTGTCGCCGTTCAAACGGAACAAAGTTCGTCTCCGCATGTACCTTGAACTTCAGATAGTCTGTGTTCAGGAAGTACATGTGATTTGCCGGAATGCCTGAGTTAGCCGGATTCGGACCACCTTCCATTACTACATCAGCAGTAACGAATTTCAGGGAGTTAAAGCCCTGGACACCTTCAGAGGCATCTGTGATGCGCTGACGATCCGTCAGGTTATCCCAGAAGACCTTGTAAAGCGTCTGGTCCGATACGATCAGGTCACAACCGTCTGTACCACGGGTGGTTTCAAGCCACATGTTCTTCATTTCTGCATCAAGAAGAGCAGCAGAAGAATCAATACCGGCAACGTCACCAGAAGTCTGGTTCCCCCACCACGTATATGTGCTTGCATCAATACCACCAACGGTCCCAGCACCACCGTCAGCAACGATGGACTGAAGTCCACCAATCTGCTTACCGTTGGAGCCAGTACCATCCGAGTAGATGCCAACCGAAGTTTGGTTAGCCATCGTTTTCTCGGCGTTCTTAATACGCGATTCGAGAAGAGCAATAATCTGTTCTGGTCCCGCGTTCTGAATACGAGTTTCAAGACCACTCGCAGTCACGTTTACAGCAGACTGCTTCCAGTTGTACTCGGCAGCGGTGAAGACATCAGACGGGGAAACGTCGAGGACTTCATAGCCAGAGTAATACTGGAATGTGGCATTTTCGGCGTATTCAAGTTCCTCAACAATTGTCCGACCACCAGGAACCAGTTGACTGTTTCCCTTGGACTTCATACGCGACAAAAGAGCGTTATGCTGACTGATGTTGTCAGCAAGTGCCTTTGAACGCCTACGCAGCGTGGTAGTGACAATTTCTGTGAGGTTTGGACTTGTAAAAGCCATAGTTCACATCCTTATGCACTATGTTGTCGATATGCTTCGCGCAGGGTATCTCCAAGCGTCAGAGCGTCCTCACCCTCATCGGGATTGGCCTTACCATTAGCTTTTACGCTCCTGGCTGCTCGTTTCGCCTGTTTCACTTTTCGGGCTTTTTCTGCGTCCGATTGAACTTGCTTGTCAGCCGCTACAGCTTTCAATTGGCTCTCACGGAACTCAGGCACAGTCCACACCACTTCGTTGTAAGCCTCTTCCAGGGTTCTTCCTTCGTTGACCAAAGGTGCCATCTTGGTTTTGACTTGCTGAAAATGCGGGTGCTTTAGCCCACCACTATCGTCCTTAGCAGATGCGAAGTTATCGATCTGCGTCTGGGCGGCATTGGTGTTCTGCTGCTGCATCCCATAGGTGGTCTGTGTTACTTGCCCTTTAAGGTCTGAGATTTCCTGCCTCAGCGCCTTGATTTCGGGATCAACGAAATCTTCATCATTAGTCTCAGGCACGAATTGATTTTTTACTTGATCCAACACACCGTAACTCTGAGCAATCTGTAGAATGCCTTGTACCGGATTCGCGTCCAGTTGGTGCTGTGCAGCAAACAAAGTCCGAATAGCCTGTTCTGCCGTCACGCCCCTCTGGGCCAGCGCATCTTTCCAAGGTTCTAGTGCTTCAGTAATCGCAGCAATGCCTTGTGCCTTTTCCTGAAAGCCCGTTTGAAATTCCTTGTCCCTTTGCAACAGAATGTCCTGCGCTTCGGGGGTCAGTTCTCCAAACTGGTCTTTCAATTCAGAAGACCAATGCTCTGGTGCTTGGAATACCGTTTCCGGCTCCTCGCTTTCCTCGCTGTCTTCTTCAACCGCTTCAACTTGCGTCTCTACGATTTCTGGTGCGGCCTCTTCCTGAGATACCGCTTGTTCGTCCGTTACAGTTTCGGTCTCTGCTTCAGACAATTCATTCATGGACGCTGTTAGCGCGTCCGCAATTGATTCTGTTGTTTCTTGTTCCATTCCCTCACCATTCCCTTGTTGGATTGTCAGGCGCTTTTCCGTCATGCCTGAAGAAATACTCTTTCTCGTTTCCGACTTGCGTTAAGTTGTGTTGACGCAAATATTCACGCTCCTTTGAGCGAGAACTAATTACCCTGCCCGCTTCCGGTCCCACAGCTTGATATGCCTCAATGTCGGGCATGATGTGGTGGAACTTGGCCTGGGGTTTTTGTTTCTGGTTCCACGGCTTGCTTGAGTAGTCCTCTTTAAACTCTACTTTCTCAAAGTTGCCCTTGAACTTTTCGCTAATTGACCGGTGTCTGTCGCCCTTGCTCACGAGTCGCATCCTCTTTGGCTTGCGACATCGAAGCAGCGTTAGCTAAATCCATTCGGTGCTTCTCGTTTGCCTGTCGCATCTCTTGTACGTGTTCTTCCTGGTCTTGAGACATCTCTTGCTGATGCTTCTGCGCCTCAAACTGCATCTCAATTTCTTTCAAACGTGCATTGAGCATTGCTTCCTGCTGTTTGAACTGAAGATCCGCCTGAGCCTTCTGGGTCTCCAGTTGGGCTTCAAATTGCGCCTTCTGCTGCTCCATTTGGGCAGCTTGTTCAGCTTGTTGCTGGGCGGGGTCTGGTTGAGGCGGCTGGTTGGCGGCTTGCTCTAAAAGATCATCCAATTTCCTGCCGAAACGGAACTTCCTCAAATAATCAGCCAAAATTCCCATCGCAACCGGCTGGGGCATCATTCCGCCCTGAACCATCGGCCCGATCGACGCAATGTATGAGGAGATTGCTTGCATTGCCTCTGCAAGACCTTGCTTCTCTCTTTCCTCGTCCACCGCAATCGTTGACTCTGTTTCAATGTCGATATTGAAAATTCGCAGCGCATCATTCTTGATTAGCTCTACTGCGGCATCGAAATACTGGTTATCAGCCTCTAATCCAACCATCAGCTTTAACGTCTGAGGGTCAAACTGTTCAGCAATGATCTCGGCTTTTATACGGTAAATATCTCGGAAATGATTCTGGACCGCTTGCTGCTTAGTAAGTAACCGTCTACTTCCAAGATTAGCTTTAAGCTGCTGTGCGCGGGCCGTCTCTCTGGGATCTGTTGCTCCCCGCTGTATATCCGATACGCCAGTAAGCTCAAAAATCTCCTGAATCTTAATTGCCCGCTGTTGCTCAAGGATTTGTAGAACTTTTGCAAACTGCTCAATAGGCACCCACGAAATAAGCCCATCCAACCCTCCTTTGTCGATCATCGCCATCCAGTCTTCCACGGCAACGAGTTCGTTATCGTCAGCCGTTAGAATCTGGTCAAGCTCTGATTTCTTTTCTCCCGCATACGCACCACGGGCTTTAATAGCTCTCGTGACCTTCGCAATACGGGCAGTAATCTCATCCAATTCATCAGCCTGGTCCTGCCACAGGCAAAACTCAGGTGTGGGGATCATCCGATCATTGTCTTCAACCGCATACATCGGTGGCGGCATGTCAAAGAAGGTTTCAAGACTTAACGGGTCTTGGTTTTCCTCCAAAGACTTCTCATGGCCCTCTGCAATGAAGATTTGTTTGCGTGTTCGCTTATCCCAGATCTCCCAGACGATGATCTTGTCCTTCATCGCCTTCGATCGCATATCCTTCTCTTCGGAACTGGATTTATCGACGTTTACACCTTCAAACGCCTTGCCGAACTCGTTGAGACCTTCATCCTTCGTATAAGGGGCACCAAAAGCGACCCAATTGACGTTTTTCCACTCATCGGCGGGGTCCATGCGGAACCACTTCCACGGAACCCTCTCGGCCCGGACCTCTTCGTAAACCAACTCTTCAACAGATTCGCTTACGAACGCGCCCTCATCGTCTACGTCGAATTCTTCAACAGCAGCCCCGTCAGGACGGACAAACATCGTCTCACCGCCCTCTTCCTGCATCTGAAGGGGGATGCGCTTGTCTCTTTTCTCAAATGTGGGGATATAACGGACTCTGGACACACCCCTGCCAGGCAACAGAACATCATTAACGACCTGTTTGCCGTACGAGATGAAATCATAGGTGTCTAAAGAGAATTCCAACGCCCTTTCAAGGATTTTTGCCGCAAAACGGGCAACAGGGTCATCCTTTTTATATCTCTGGCGTACTTCAGGGCGGGGAACGGCTGAAATCAGCGAGGGCCGCTGGGTCTCAGTGGTCGACCACAAGATATTGAACTTGTTATGGTCATCAAAGGAGTCTTCCCGCTCATCACGGTAGCGTTCAAGGACTTTCACTCCCTTCTTGCGCCATAAACCCTCTTCTTCGTTCGCCTTTTCAAGCTGCTCAAGCCAATACTTGCTCATTAAAGTCCTAAATCCCTTTCAAATTGCTGCAATTCCTTTCGCAGCGGCTCACCGAACATCGCAGAATCCCTATACCAATTTTTCATCGTGGGTATATCCGGGTCTTGAGCCTGTAAAAATCCACCAATCACCTGATCGAATCTTGAGCGGCGATGCCAACTCTCGAAAGTGTCATCCTCCTCAGTCCGGTTATCCTTTTTATCCCTTTGGTAAGCGTCCCTGGCGTTTTCTAGATATACGGGATCTGAAAGCGCAGCCTTTTCAAGCCTGTCGAATAACTGCGGCTCCATGTACTTTAGGTTGTGAAGCGACTCTCCAAAAATCATCTTATCCCTGTACGCAGGGCTGACATCATAGTTCTTAAATTTTTTATCGTTGATGTAGACCTTTGGGCGAGAAAACGTCCGCCAATTATCTTGAAATTTCGTTTCCCCCCACCTCGCATCATTTCGATCAAAAAACGCACTTGAAACTTCAGGAGACATAACATCTACGCTGTCAAGCAACCTTTGCCGAAGGGACTTCCTGTCAACAAGTGCTTTCGCTAAATCTTGGCTCAAATCCGTATCCTTTCACCCCGTTTCCTTGACAGTTCCTTTTGGACTTCTCCAAACGTCAGGGGCTTAGTTAATATCCTTGAATCAACCTTCTTAGGCTTCTGCCTGATCATGGGACGGGACATACACGCATAACGGGTCTCGTCAGCGATATGATCCTCACCACCTCGGTTGGTTTGTGTAATGTCTTCAGGACGCTTGGAATCCGCTTCAATAGCGGGAATGGTCCTTATGAATTCGTGACAGGTATCAAAAACATACAAATACCCATCTTTAATCCGGCGATACATCTCCTGCCAGCCCAACTCCCTTTGGTTGTCGGCCTTTCTGAACACAACGCCAGTTTTTAAAACTCTTTCGGCCTGGGAGATGCCCGAATCGGCCCTCCACATAGAGGGGTCGGCAACGGAATAGTTGATCTTTTCTGATTCGTCCTGTCTTTCTATGATTCCCTCGCCCACTTCCGTACCAGATAAGCGAAGTCCTTTAGAAGGTTGGGCTATGCCGTTTTTGTATGAAACTCCATACCATTCCCTGTACCGGACTAATGCACCCACTGGTATTCTTCTAACGTCTCCGCTGACATCAGTGACAGGTTCTCCATCAGAAACTGCCCACCATCCAACTGAGAATGGAGTAGCATGACCCCAGTCACAGGAACGGAATCGGGTCCAGTGACGCGGAATTTTAAACGGTTTGATAACGTGTTCTCGGCCATCGAAACAATCAAAGAATGCTCCAGGCACAACATTCCAATCACCATCCCTAAGCTGTCTTTGCTGATGCTCTGGAAGGTTACCGAATTGTGCTGCATATCCAGAGTCAAGATAGGCGTTATCCCGCATACTCGCCGGAATGTACAAAGTAGACCATCCCCTATCATTCTCATCTTCTGGATTCTTGAGCGTAATGTCATAAAAAAGCGTCTCTGGTGGAGCCGGATCAATAAACTTCTGCTTTAAGTAATGGTGCGAAATACCTCCGGGGTTTGCAGACAAACAATAGCGGGGCAATCTGTCCTTATAAGCGTCTAGCTCAGACCCCCAATCCTCCATTACCTTGTTGTACTTACCCAACCTCACACGGGAGATAATGTAGTCCAACATATAAGGGGTAAGCTGCCCCGCCTCATCTACATAAGCAGCGTGTACCTCCCAACCCTGGATGTCCTCACAGTCTCGATCGTACTCAAGGGACTTAAAGATAAGCACCGACCCATTGTGAAACTGAAAATGCTTGTGGGTTTCGTTATAGATGCCTATCTCAGAAGGTAGCTCCTTCTTAATCTCCATAATGTGATTACGGAGCAACTGAGGCTGAGTTCGACGGAAAATAACCGCAGTCAGGCCCGGACAATTAAGACAGAAATCAATCGCGTCCCACCTGAGCGCCGCAGACTTGCCCCCACCAGCAGCCCCGCCATATAAAATCTGACGGGCGCGGGCAGAATGAAATACCTTCTGTCTGGGCTGCGGAACATAATCGAACTCAATATCAGTAGGCAA